GAAGGTCCTAGCATGCGTCAGACAGTCGGAGGCGCTGAGATCGCCTCCTATCGCGTCGACTCCTGGAGGACTCGCCCATGTTCCGCTCCCTGACCCCGATCCTGGTCGCATCGGCCGCGCTCGCCGCCCCGGCGGCGGCGCTCGCCGTCGACCCGGACACCACGACCGAAGCCGGGACCCCCGTCACCGTGAACCCCGGCACCTCGAACCTCGCGCAGGCGTCCTGCCCGCCGGGCCGCCGCGTCACCGGCGGCGGCTGGACGGTGTCGGGCCTCCCGGGCAGCCTGCCGCTGGCGCAGGAGTCGTTCCCCGTGTCGCAGCTCACCTGGCAGGTGCGGGCCTGGAACCTCGGCGGCGCCCCGTTCGACCTGACAGTGTTCGCCCGGTGCCTCGCCGTCGAGGTGCCCGGCACCGGACCCGCCGGGCCAGCCGGACCGGCGGGACCAGCCGGACCCGCGGGAGCCGACGGCGCGATCGGCCCCGCGGGGCCAGCCGGACCGGCCGGGCCGATCGGACCCGTCGGCGTCCAAGGGCCAGCCGGACCCGCCGGGGGACCCGCCGGACCCGCCGGACCTGCGGGGCCAGCCGGACCCGCCGGGGCGACCGGCGCGACCGGGCCTGCGGGACCCCGGGGCCTTCGGGGACCCGCCCCCACCCGCCAGCAGATCGTCGTCGTGCTCAGGCCCCTGGTGAACCGGGCGGTGGCGGTGCAGCTCGCCCGGCTGTTCTAGACCGGTGGCGTCGGGCCGCGCCGCCTACGGGCGTCAGCACCGGCGGGCCAGGAACCTGCTCCTGGACCCGCCGGTGCCGTGCGCCCACTGCCGACGGCAGGTCGCGACGGAGCTGGACCACGACCCGCCGCTGGCGATGCACCGACACCGCCAGGGGACGGGGTGCTGCCGCCTGATCCCGTCCTGCGGCGACTGCAACCGGTCCGGCGGGGTGCTCGTCGCGCAGGGACTGTGGCGCCCCGGCGCGAACGTCGTCGCCACGGAGCAGCCCGACGAGCCGCCGGGCCTCGCCCCGGATGATGAGCGGTGGCGGGTCCCGTGGCTCGAAGACCTCCTGGACGTGCCGCGCTCCGCCGTCTGGCCCCGGCTGATGACGGTGCCGCACCGCCGCGCCGTCGACTCGCTCGGCCCGGAGTTCATCGCCTACGCCGAGGCCCGCTCAGGGCGTCCGCTGAGATGGTGGCAGCAGCTCGTCGCCGTCCGGCTCCTGGAGGTCGACAGCCGCGGGCGCCTCGTCTGGGAGTGCCTGGTCCTCAGCATGGCCCGCCAGCTCGGCAAGTCGTGGCTGCTGCGGGAGCTGATGCTGTGGCGGATCCACCAGGGGAAACGGTTCCGGGAGCCGCAGGACGTCCTGCACACCGGGAAGGACCTCGCGATCTGCAAAGAGATTCAGCGGCCCGCCCGGATCTGGGCGAAGGCCCGGACCGACACCTACAAGGTCCGGGAGGTGAACGGGCAGGAGGAGATCGAGCTGCTGGCCGACGGGTCCCGGTGGCTGATCCGGGCGAAGGACGCCGTCTACGGGTACGCCGCCGCCGTCGCCGCCGTCGACGAGGCGTGGAAGGTGAAGGCGTCCACCGTCGACGAGGGCGTCGCCCCGACGATGGCGGAACGCAACCAGCCGCAGCTCCTGCTGGTGTCGACGGCGCACCGGGCGGCGACAAAGCTGATGGTCGAGCGCCGCGCCGTCGCGCTCGCGCACCTGGAGGACTCCGACGGGGACCTCCTGATCGAATGGTCCGCCCCGCCGGGCGCCGACGACGACGACGTCGACGCGTGGCGGGCCGCGTCGCCCCACTGGTCCAGCCGCCGCCGCGCCCTGGTGCGTGCCCGGCTGGAGGCGGCGCAGGCGGGGGAGGTCGACGACCCCGACGAGCCCGACGCCCTGGAGTCGTTCCGCGCCCAGTGGCTGAACCGCTGGCCGACGCGCCTCGCCAGCCCGCAGGGGCCGACGGAGCCGCTGCTGCCGGACGGGGTCTGGCAGGACCTGGTCGACGACGAGCTGCCCGCCGACGGGCCGCTGTTCGTCGGCCTGGAGGACGACTACGGCCTCGGCGCCGCCGTCGGCGCCGTCGCCCGCCTCCCGGACGGCAGGCTGGAGGTCGACGGGTGGCTCCGCGGCGACTGGGACTCCGCGATCGACGACGTCGAGCGCCTCGCCGCGGCCCGCCCGATCCGGCGCCTGCTCGTCGGCGCGTCCCTCGTCGACCGCCTCCCGCCCGGGATGCGCGGCCAGGCGACGCCGTGCTCATCGACGCAGACGAAGGCGGGCCTCGCCCTGCTTCGCGACCTCGCGCTCGGCGGGGTCCTCGTCCATGACGTGTCGACGGGGGAGCTGGACCAGACGCTGGAGCTGGCGACGGTGAAGGAGTCGGCGGCGGGCCTGTGGCTGGTGGCGAAGGGGCCGACGCACCTGGTGCGGGCCGTCTGCTGGGCGCTCGTCGCGGCGCACCGCCCTGCACCCGTCCCCGCCGTGCATTAGGATGGCGTTCGCCGTGAAGTGGCTGCAGACCCGGGCGATCCGCCCGCCGGATGAGCCGAACGACAACACCCCCGGGGAGGCGGCCCCCGGGACGGTCGGTCCCCCCTCCGCGACCCCCGGGGACCCCCACGGCGTCGTCGCCGACGGCGACGCGAACCCGCAGACGCTCCTGCAGGTGCCGCGGGCGCAGCCGTGGTCGGGGTGGCCCGCCGAATGGCAGACGCCGTGGTGGGGCCACGCCGAGCAGCTCGCCGACACGGCCTGGGCCTGCGTCGACCTGAACGCGTCGGTGCTCTCAGCGATGCCGCCGTACCTGGTGGGCGCCCCCCCGACCCTCGACGCGTCGTGGATCGTGAACCCGAACCCGGACGTGTACAGCAGCTGGGAGGAGTTCCTGAAGCAGCTCGCCTGGGACTACCAGCTGGGGGAGGCGTTCGTCCTGGCGACCGCCTGGTACGCGACGGGGTGGCCCGCCCGCTTCCACGTCGTGCCGCCCTGGGCGGTGCAGGTCGAGATCCGGGAGGGCCTCAGGACGTACCGGATCGGGGAGGTCGACGTCACCCGCGACATCCTCCACCTGCGCTACCGCTCGTCGGTGGACCAGGCGCACGGCACCGGCCCCCTCGACGCGGCCCGCACCCGCCTGGTGGCGGAGGGCCTGCTGCGCCGGTACGTCGCCGGGTTCGCCTCCTCAGGCGGGATCCCCGCGTCGATCCTGGAGCACCCGGAGGAGCTGACGGCGGAGCAGTCCGCCGCCCTTCAGGCGCAGTGGGTGCAGGCCCGCCTGTCGCATATCGGGGAGCCCGCCGTCCTGTCGGGGGGGGTGACGTGGCGCCCCACCCAGGTGAACCCGAAGGACGCCGCCGCCGTCGAGCTGATGCAGATCACCGGGACGGGGATCGCCGTGCTGTTCGGGGTGCCGCCGTTCCTCGTCGGCCTCCCATCCGGCGGCGACAGCATGACCTACCAGAACGTCCAGGGCCTCGTCTCGCACCACTGGCGCACGTCGCTGCTGCCGAAGGCGCAGACGATCATGTCCGGCCTGTCGCAGTGGGCGCTCCCCAGGGGCACCACCGTCGAGCTGAACCGCGACGCCTACGTCCAGGCGGAACCCCTGGAGCGGGCGCAGACGTGGCAGATCCTGAACGGCATGGGCGTCGCGTCGATCGACGAGATCCGGGCGGCGGAACGCCTCGCCGTCGCCGGGGCCGTCGGCCTGACCCCCACCCCCCAGGAGGTGATCCCGGATGAGTGAACGACCGGCAGGGGCGCTGGAGATCCGCTCCGCGCAGCAGCTGGAGGTGTCGTTCCCCCGGCGCCTGATCGAGCTTGTCGTGATGCCGTACGAGTCCGAGACGGTCGTCCCGCACGAAGGGCGGATGATCCGGGAGGTCTGCTCACGGGGCGCGTTCGACGGGATCGAACGCCGCGCGAACCGCGTCCGGGTGAACCGCGACCACCAGGCGGAGCGGACCGTCGGCCGGGCCGTCGCGTTCCACCCGTCCCGGGAGGTCGGCCTCGTGGCGGAGCTTCGCATCGCGCAGACCCCCCTCGGCGACGAGACGCTGACCCTCGCGGAGGACGGGATCCTCGACGCCTCAGCGGGGTTCCTGCCGTTCCCCGGCGGGGAGTCCTGGCCGGAGCGGGGCCTGCGCAGGTTGTCGAAAGTGTGGCTCGGGCACATCGCGATGACCCCCGACCCCGCCTACCTCGACGCGGAGGTCCTGTCGGTCCGCACGGCGGACGCGCCGCCGTCGACGTCGACGCCGCGCCTGGACGAGGTTCGCGCCTGGCGCCACGGCTGGTAACGTCTCGTCCGCTGATGCGCTGAACTACCGGACGTCGTAGACCGCTGGGCGGGCCGTCCGTTGCGGGGGACGCCATCGCAGGAGACTGACCCTGCGAGTGAGAGGACCCCCGAAATGGGAGCGACCGACGTACTACTGGCCCGCCACCAGGCGGAGTCGGAGGACCGCGGCAAGTTCATCGACAACATCGTCGAGGCCGCCGAGAAGGACCAGCGGGACCTGACCGCCCAGGAGATGGAGCTGGTCACCCGCGCGAAGGAACGCATCACCGAGCTGGGGGCGCAGATGGACCCCCTCCGGGAGGCCGCCAGGATCGCCGCGGACTCCCGTCACCGCACACAGCAGACAATGGACGAGCTGCGCCGCGTCAGCGACCGGCCCGCGATCGAGAAGGTCGAATACCGCACCGCCGGGGAGTACATCCTGGACCGGTGGAAGGCGGGCCTCGGCTCCGACGAGGCGACGCACCGCCTGGAGCTGTACCACCGGGCCGCCGCCCACCAGACCACCGGCGACAACCCGGGCTTGATGCCCGAACCGATCCTCGGGCCGGTCGTGAACTTCGTCGACTCCGCCCGCCCGCTGGTGTCGGCCCTCGGCCCCCGTCAGCTGCCGTCGGGATCCTGGTCCCGGCCGCAGGTGACGCAACATACCTCGGTCGCTGAGCAGGCGACGCAGAAGTCGGAGCTGGTGTCGCAGAAGATGGTGATCGGCAAGGTCGCCGTCACCGCGAAGACGTACGGCGGGTATGTGAACGTCTCCCGCCAGGACATCGACTGGTCCCAGCCCGCGATTATGGACATCATCATCAGCGACCTGGCGGCGCAGTACGCGATCCTGACGGAGAACGCCGCCGTCGACGGGCTCGTCGCCGCCGCCACCGCCGGGCCGACGCTGGCGACGGGGGCGCCGACCGCGGACGCCGTCGCCGCCGCGATCTGGACGGCGGTCGGTGCGGTGTACGCCGCGACGAAGGGCGCGGGACGCGTCATCGCCGTCGCGCCGCCGCAGATGCTCGGGCTGATCGGGCCGCTGTTCGCCCCCGTCAACCCGACGAACGCCCAGTCGGCGGGGTTCAGCGCCGGGGACTACAGCCAGGGCCTCGCCGGGACGATCTCCGGGGTCCCCGTCTACGTCACCGCCGCGATGGCCGACAACACGATGTTGGTCATGTCGACCGCCGCCGCGGAGGTGTATGAGGACCGCATCGGGTCGCTGCAGGTCGTCGAGCCGTCCGTCCTCGGGGTGCAGGTCGCCTACGCCGGGTACTTCGCGTGGCTCGCGCTGCTGGCGACGGGGATCATCAAGATCGTGAAGACCCCCTGATGGGCACCGACTGGTACGCCCCGAACCAGCAGGCCGTCCGCGCCGACGGCTCCGGCCCGGCGGAGGAGGGCGACGGCGGGTCGAGGGCCGAGGCCGCCGCCGCCGCCCCCGCCCCGGCCCCGGCCCCGGAGCCGGAGCCGGAGGCCGTCGAGGAGGAGGCCCCCTGACGCCGTACTGCACGATCCAGGAGCTGGCGAAGGCCCTGCGGGTCGCCGTCACCCCCGACAACACCGACCAGCTGCAAGCCTGCGTCGACGCCGCCGCGATCGAGATCGACGACGCCGTCGACCGGCTCGACGTGATCGGGACTGAGATCGAGCCGCTGGCGAACCGGGTGAACGTCCTGCGGGGTGTCGAATGGTGGAAGGCGAACGACGCCGCTTTCGGGATCCTCGGCTCGACCGACACCGGGGCGCTGCACACACCGCGTGACGGGTTCGCTCGCCACGCCCGCGTGCTGCTGCCCCTCAAACAGCAATGGGGCCTGGCGTGAGTCGCTGGCCCGCACCTAGCAGGTGGATCTCGTGAGCACCGCGTCCGTGGGGGTGCTCGCTCTGGCCGAGGTCCGCCCGGCGCTCGCCGTCGTCCTCGCCCCCGAGGCCGACGGCGACGCGCCCGTCCACATCGACTACCCCGACGCATTGGACCCGCCGTGCCTGCTGGTGCTGTGGGGCGACCCGTGGCTCGACCAGCCCAGGGCGCTCGGCTCCTGCGTCCTCGACAGCCACGTCGACGTCCTGTGCGTCGCCGGTCGCGTCGAGCCCGGCGCCGGGGTCGAGGTCCTGGAGGACCTGGTCGCGGGCGTCGTCGCCCGTGTCCGCGACGCCGGGGGCTACGCCCTCACCACCGTCGGAACCCCGCGGGAGTACATCGTCGCGGGCGTCAACTACCTGGGCGCCCGTGTCGCGTACCGCGTGCCCGCCGCCGTCTAGGAGGAACCCGTGTCAACACCCCTGCCGCTGATCCTGACCGACGCCGGGCTCGTCCTCGGCGACGGCGCCACCCCCACCGAGGCGTTCGAGGAGCTGGCCTGCACCGTCACGCACCTGGAGCTGACCCCCGAAACCGCGACGACGACCGTCGACACGATGTGCGGGTCGACGGACTACCCCGGCACCGTGAAGTGGTCGCTGATCGCGACGCTGGTGCAGTCCTTCGACCCGGACGCGACGGAGGACGTCCTGTCCGCCGCCGTCGCCGCCGGAGGACCCGTCGGCTTCAAGGTGATCCCCTACAAGTCCCAGCCGGTGTCCGCGACGAACCCGATGTGGACCGGGCAGGTGATCCCGGAGGCGTACGCCCCCATCAGCGGGGACGCGGGGGACGTGTCGACGATCGAGATCGACTGGGCGGTCGTCGGGACGCCGACGAAGGAGACGAGCGGGACGTACACCCCCGTGATGGCGATGGCAGGCGCCTCGTCGTCGCCGGAGCCGGTGGAGGTGTGAGCGCCGACGCCGACGTCGTCCTGCACGGCTACCGGGAGCTGGCCGCCGGGTCCGAGGTCCTGGCCCGGCGGATCGGCGCCCGCGCCGGGCGGGACATGCAACCAGTGGCGGAGGACGTCCGGCGGAGGGTGGCGGGTCGGGTGCCCCGCCGCTCCGGACGCCTCGCCGCCTCCGTCGAGACGGAGGCCGTGCAGGGCGGCGTCGGCGTCTCGTACTCCGGCGCCGTCCCGTACGACGGCTGGATCGACTTCGGCGGCACCAGGGGCCGCCCCTACGCCGCCTCCGGGCGGTACTTGTACCCGACCGCCCTGGACGCCGGGCCGCGCCTGCAGGACGCCTGCGAGCGCGGCGCCACGATGGAGATCGGAGCGATGACGTGGCCGACACCGACGGTGTAGCCCTCCCGGAGTTCGTGACGCTGGACCCGAACCGCATGCCCAGGATCACCCCGAACATGGCCCGGGCGATCCGGGCTGAGACGGGGCGCGGGGTGTCGGAGCTGATGGGCGGCGACAACGGCGACGGCGACGACGGCGACCGGTTCCAGCTGATGGTGTGGCTGAAGCTCCGCGCCGAGGGGATCGTCGCCCCCTGGGACGCATTGGGGGACGTCGGCATCGAGTTCGCGGAGGCGACGGAGCCGGACCCTACGAGCGCCGCGCCCTCGACGAGCTCGCCGGGTTCTGCCGCTACTGGCGGATGACCCCGACGGAGGCGCAGGCGATGCCCGACGACATGTACGAGGCGTTCGTGAGGTTCGCGAACCGGGAGCTGCGGGAGCAGCGCCGCGCCGCGAGGCCGAGGAGGCGGTAGGTGGCCGCCGGTCCCCAGATCATCGTCGAGTACGTCGCGAAGGTCGACAAGCTCAATAAGGCGAACAGTGAGGTCGGCCTCGGCGCGACGAAGGCGGGGAAGCTCGCCCGGAAGGCGTTCCTCCCGGCGGTCGGGGCCCTCGTCGCCGTCGGCGCCGCCGCCCTGAAGGCGGGGGACGCCGCCAGCGCCCTGAACGAGCAGATGGCCGCGTCCGAGCAGGTGTTCGGGTCGCAGGCCAAATCGGTGCAGGACTGGTCGAAGACGACGGCCCGGTCGATCGGCCTGTCGTCGCGGGCGTCGCTGACCGCCGCGAACGCGTACGGGAACATGTTCAACACCGTGGGCCTGGGGGCGAAGGACGTCGCCCGCATGTCGAAGCAGATGGTGCAGCTCGGCGGCGACATGGCCAGCTTCCACGACCAGGACCCGACGGAGATGCTCGACAAGCTCCGCTCGGGCCTGTCGGGGGAGGCGGAGCCGCTTCGGCGGTTCGGTGTGCTCATCAGCGACGCCCGCGTGAAGGCGTTCGCCTACAAGTCCGGGATCGCGAAGGTCGGGTCGGAGTTGACGGAGGCGCAGAAAGTCCAGGCCCGCTACGGCGTCATCATGGAGGACACGGTGAAGGCCCAGGGCGACGCGGCCCGCACGTCCGAGAGTGTCGCGAACAAGCAGCGCCAGGCCGCCGCCGCCTACGAGGACACGCAGGCGAAGCTCGGGCAGGCGCTGCTGCCGGTCATGCAGGCGTTCCTCGGGGTGCTGCAGAAAGTCCTCGGGTTCATCAGCCGCTACCCCGGGCTGCTGCAGGTCCTCGCCGTCGCCGTCGTCGCCGTCGCCGCCGCCGTCGTCCTGATGAACGTCGCGCTGGCGGTCGCGTCGGTCGTCGCGTCCCCCGTCGCCCTCGTCGTCCTGGCGGTCGTCGCGGCGATCGCCGCGCTGGTCGTCGTGATCATCCTGGTGATCCGCTACTGGGACCAGATCGTCGCGGCGTTCAAGGCGGGGGCGGACCTGATCAAGCGGGCGGTGGTCGCGGTGTTCGACTGGATCCGGGGGAACTGGCCGCTGCTGCTCGGGATCCTCGCCGGGCCGTTCGGCCTCGCCGTCGCCCTGATCGTCCGCTACTGGGACCAGGTGAAGGGCGCCGCCGCGACGGCGCTCGGCGCGATCCGATCCGCGCTCGGGACGTTCGCGGGGTGGATCGCCGGGATCGCCCGCCAGATCATCGCGCCGCTCGGCTGGATCGACGACGCCCTGATGGGGATCGCCCACGCCGCCCAGTCGATGTTCGGCCTCGTCAAGACCGCGATCAACGGCCTGGTGTCGTTCCTGACGGGGATCGTCGGGCAGGTCCGCAGCGCCGCCTCGTCGATCGCGGGGGCGATCAAAGCCCCGATCAACGCCGTATTGGGCGCGATCGACGCCGTGAAAATCAGTGTGAAGTTCGCGGGGAAGAAGCTCCCCGGGCCGATCCCCGACATACCCGGGTTCAGCTTCACGATCGACCCGTTCCCCGACGTCCCCCGCCTCGCGAAGGGCGGGGTGCTCAGCTCCCCGACCCTCGCCCTGGTCGGGGAGGGACGCGGCCGGGAGATCATCACGCCGGAGGACCTGCTGCGCGACATCGTCGGCGACGGCGCCCCGGAGGTCCGCGTGTACATCGGCGACCAGGAGCTGCGCGGGATGATCCGCTACGAGGTCCGCCGCGGCGATGACCGCACCGCCCAGGTGCTGCTCGGCGGGAGGGCCTGATGCCCCCGGCCGCCCCGACGATCACCGCCACATTGGAGACGGACCGCGACGCCGTCCGCCTCGACGTGACGTGCCCCGCCACGACCACCGGCCTGTCGATCTGGCGGGTCGCCCCCTCCGGGAACATCGCGTACGTCCGCGGCTGGGACCCCGGCGCCGCCGCCCCCGGCGCCGTCATCGCCCGCGACTACGAGGCGCCGCTGGGGATCGAGCTTGACTACTACGCCGTCGCGAACGACGCGTCGGGGATCGGCGGGGCGACGTCGACGGCGGCGACGATCACGATCCCCGCGGGCGACTGCGAGGTGTGGCTGGTCGACCTGGCCCGCCCGATCAACAGCCTGCAGGTGCGGGTCGAGTCCCTCGCCGAGCTGGAGTTCCCCGCCGCCGTCGGGGTGCACCGCGTCCTGAACCGCCGCGCCCCCGTGCTCACCAGCCTGCCGACCTGGACGCCGGAGGGGGAGCTGATCGTCCTCACCGACGACGAGCCGCAGCGCGACGCCGTCCGGGCGCTCCTGGGGTCCGGGTTCCCGTTCCTGCTCAGGACGACCCCCGCCTGGGGCATCGGGAACATGTACTGCGGGATGCTCGGGTTCGTCGAGGGCCGGATCGTCGCGCCCGGGGACGCGCCGTACCGGCGGTTCCGCGTCGCGATCGTGCAGGTCGAGCGGCCCGACCCGGCGCTGTTCGAGCCGTCCGCCCCGAACACCTGGCAGAACGTCGCCGACACGTTCGCCGACTGGGCGGAGGTGAAGTCCCTCGCCAAGACGTGGGACAACCTCGGGAACACCTACCCGCTGAACCCGCTCGCGAACCCCGTCACCCCGTGGCTGCCGGACGACGTCTAGATGATCGACACCTCCGACAGGTTCCAGGCCGCGATCCGCCAGGCGCACACCATCGCCGTCAGCGTGTCGCTGTTCCACCCCGACGACCTCGCGACGGCGATCGACGTCGACGTCGTCGGCGGGACGTTCACCGCCGACCGCGACGCCCGCGTGCGCCGTCAGGCGTCCGTCGACATACCCTTCGAGATGGCGGACCCGTTCACCCGATCGCTCGCCCGCGCCCTCCCCTACGGCGGGTATGCGACCGTCTCGCGCGGGGTGAAGTTCCCCGACGGCGACGTCGAGCTGGTGCAGCTCGGGCGGTTCCGCGTCGACGCCGTCAGCTGGGGAGACTTCGAGGGGGTCTGCACCCTCACCCTGTCGGACCGCATGGCCCAGGTGCAGGACGAGGCCCTGGTCGCCCCGTTCGCCCCCCTCGGCCTGCACCCCTCCGACGCCTGCGTCGACCTGATCGAAGCCGTGTTCGGCTCCTCGATCCTCTACCACGTCGAGACGAGCGCCGCGTCGGAGCCCGTGATCGGTGACGCCGTCTACGTCGACGACCGCGCGGCTGCGGTGTCGGACCTGGCGGCGGCGGCGAACGCCTGGGCGTTCTTCGACAACCTCGGAGACTTCGTCCTCCGCCCCCGCGGCAACCCGGAGGAGTCCGACTCCTGGCTCGCCGCGAACGAGACGGGCAGCCTGCTCGACTCCGAGGAGTCCCTGGACCGCTCGAACGTCCGGAACGGCGTCCTGGTCCGGGGGCAGGCGACGGCGGACGCCCCCCCGGTGTCGGCCCTGGCGACGCACGACGACGCCGCGTCGCCGCTTCGCTGGGGCGGGCCGTTCGGGCACGTCCCGCTGATCGTCGACAGCCAGTCCGTCGCGACGACCGCGGCCGCCCAGGACCTCGCCGACAGCATGCTCCGCCTGCGCCTCGGCCTGTCGCGGACCGTCGTCCTTCACGCCGTGCCGAACCCGGCGATCGAGCCGGACGACGTCATCGACGTGAACTTCGCCGACGGGCGGTTCGAGCAGCACCTGGTGAACGGGATCACCATCGGCCTCGGGCCGCAGGGCGTGATGGACGTCACCGCGACGTCGCTGCTGGCGGCGCCGGTGCTCGCCGCCCCCGCCCGCCTGATCGGCCGGGCCGGTCACCTCGCCTGGCAGGAGCCCGTCGGGTGAGCACCCGCCCGCCGTTCACCCGGACCTTGCCCTACGTCCTTCGCGACCGCCTCGACCAGCGGAACGTCGCCCTGATCGTCGGGACCGTGACCGCGATCCCCGACGCGAAGCACGTCCAGGTGAACGTCCGCGGCACCGTCACGAAGATGCCGCGCCTGAAGTCCTACAGCCCGACCGTCGGCGACGCCGCCCAGATCCTCGCCGTCGGGTCCGTCATGCTCGCGATAGGAGCCGTGTAATGGGTGCCACCAGCGTCTACGCCCTCCCGTGGCCGGATCCGCCGGACCCGTCCGACGGTCCCGCCGCGTTCCAGGACCTCGCCACCGACACTGAGGCGGCGCTGCTCGCGAACGCGAAGGGCGCCCCCCTCGCCGTCGTCACCGCCCTGCCCGGCTCCCCGACCGACGGGCAGGTGGTCCTGTACCAGGACGCGACCCTGGCGGCCCAAGGGATCGTCTGGCAGCTGCGCTACCGGGCCGCGTCAGCGTCCGCCTACAAATGGGAGTTCATCGGCGGGTCGCCGTTTATCAAGAAGTTCCCGGGTAGCGTCACGCAGGCTGGGGGGGCGTTCGTCGTGCGGCCCGACCTTGCCGGGGCGACGATCCTCGCCGCACCGCTCGCCGGGGAGTACGACACCTGGGCGAAGGCGGGGAGCGTGTCGAGCGACTTCGGGACGCAGTGGCTGGCGCTGCTCGTCTGCGGCGGGAACGCCGCCCCCGGGAGCGATGCGGACGCCGCGTCCGTCGGCGCGAATAACCATTCGGTGCCGTCCACGTCCTACGGTGCGGCGTACGCCGGGCCGAACCGAATCACGGTCGCAGCGGCGGAGGTCATCCGCATGTACTACCGCAACGTGAACGGGACCGCGACATACGTCGACCGCATGGGCGCCGTCCTCCCCGTCCGGGTCGGATGAATCCCCGCAAATAGCGAACTTTTCACCGGGGTATCTGGCTCGCGCCCCCTTGCGCCGCTGGCGGGCGGGTGGGCATGATCGCCGCCCCGAATGTACGACGAGCACCCCCCCCCCCCCCGCCGCTCCACTGACCCCGACGTAACCTCCGCCGCGGTCCGGGCCGCCGCGATCGACCAGGCCCTGGCGGAGCACATCGCCGTCTACCGCGCGGAGGGGTGCGACTGCTGGGCGTGCAGGGAGTCCCGGGAGCTGGCGATACACCTGGGGGAGTCGTGGCCCGTCCTCCAGGCCGCCCCCAGGACGTGGCACCGTCCCCGCCCGTGG